AGTCCTCCCTTACCACTTGGCATTTGCCCTCTACGGAGGATACCTCATGCCGTCTAGACGGTGGGATAGACCACAAAAATCTCGAGAAAAAATTTGTACAAAGCAATATCAATCTTTAACAATCCATAACAATGGCACAACAGAACAGCACATTAACAACGGCGCTTACTAGCCCCGGTGCAAATAATGGTGCAGCCTCTAACACTACAGCGAGGAGAGCACTATTTTTAAAGTTGTTCAGCGGTGAGATGTTCAAAGGCTTCCAGCGTAACACAATCGCTAGAGACCTTGTAATGAAAAGAACACTTACAAACGGTAAGAGTTTACAATTCATCTACACCGGTAGAACAACAGCCGAGTATCATACACCCGGCAACAGCATACTAGGTAACTCCGATGGAGCACCTCCAGTAGCTGAAAAGACAATTACATGCGATGACCTATTAATTAGTTCCGCATTTGTCTATGAGCTAGACGAGACACTAGCACACTACGACCTACGTGGTGAAATATCCAAGAAGATCGGATACGCTCTTGCTGAGAAGTACGACAGAAAGATCTTCAGAGCTATCGCTAAGGCTGCTAGAAAAGCTAGCCCAATCACAAAGACTAACTTTGTAGAGCCCGGCGGAACTCAGATCAAGGTTGGTGCAGCAGGCACTAACGCTGACCAAGCTTACACTGCTACTTCACTTATTAACGCTTTCTATGATGCAGCTGCTGCACTAGATGAAAAAGGAGTTTCTGGTGAAGGTAGAGTGGGTGTACTTAACCCAAGACAGTACTACGAACTTATCCAAGAGACAGGTTCTAACGGTCTTATCAACAGAGACGAAACAGGTGACTCATTACAAACAGGTAATGGCATCGTTGAAATCGCTGGAATCAAGATCTTCAAGTCAATGAACATTCCTTTCTTTGGCAAGTTTGGTACTAAGTACGGAGCTGTATCAGGCACAGCACCCGGTGTAACAGATCCCGGAAACACAGGCGACTTCGTAGGAGAATCAATGGGTGACGATCATAACGTTACTGTTAACGACTACGGACAAGAAGCTAAGTTTAACAACTCATGTGGACTTATCTTCCAGAAAGAAGCTGCCGGTGTTGTAGAAGCAATCGGACCACAAGTTCAAGTAACAAGTGGAGACATCTCAGTGGTTTACCAAGGTGATGTAATCCTCGGAAGACTTGCTATGGGTGCAGACTTCCTAAACCCAGCTGCTGCTGTAGAATTGTACGCTGGTACAAACACAGCACCAACAGCATTTGGTTAATTTTTATTTTTTATACGGGGGCTTCGGCTCCCCTTTTTCTTATGGCAACCACAACTATTGACCTCGATACAGAACTATCCGCAGTAAACAATATACTGGGGGCTATAGGTCAATCACCTTTAACAACTCTTAACTTTGATAACCCAGAGGTATCATTAATATACAACCTACTCCGTGATGCTAACGTAGACACGCAAGCAGAGGGGTGGCATTTTAACACAGAGAAACATATAAAGTTCACACCTGATTCTGTGACTCATAAAATTACAATAGGTAATGATATATTATCCATGGACTTGCATGATAATCAGGCTCGCAGACCTTATGACTTCGTACGTCGTAATGGTTTTTTATATGACAAGATAGATCATACTGATGAGTTTGCAGATGTAGATAGTATAGATCTCGATGTTGTGAGATTATACAATTTTGAAGACTTACCTATTATATTTAGACGATACGTAGTTTATAGAGCATCTAGAGTTGCTGCTACAAAATTAGTATCTAACCCTAACCTTGTAAAATTACTAGCTCAACAAGAAGCTTTATCAAGAGCTGCTCTTATGGAGTATGAATGTAATCAGGGAGACCATAGTATGTTTGGATTTGAAGACGATTCTGCATACCAAACCTATCAACCTTGGAGAAACCTTAGACGATAATGGCAAGCATAACACAAACTATCCCTCAATACTCACTAGGAATGTCAGAACAGCCTGACCAGCTTAAATTTCCCGGTCAGGTAACAGAGGTAACAAACGCAATACCAGACATAACAAAGGGTCTATTTAAAAGACCGGGTGCTAAAAGAGTAGGCACAGCTCCCCTAGCTAATGTACAGAGTGGTGGTTCGTGGTTTCATTACTTTCGTGATGAGACAGAAGGATCATATATAGGACAGATAGCAGCTGATGGTCAAGTACGTGTATGGCGTTGTAGCGACGGTACACAAATGACTACAGCCTACGGAACAGGAGGGCAAACAGCTATACAAAACTATTTAGCTACAAGTACACCAGAAAATATACAGACACTTACAATCAATGATACAACTTTTATTTCCAGTCGTGATACTACTAATGCTAACACTCTCATTGGGACAACGGGAACTACAGATGCTACACCAGATGCTCACTTCGGGTTCATAGAACTCTTACGTACAGAAAATGGTAGACAGTATGGTGTTAATATAAATAATGGTGCAACTGTTACTACATTAAACCGAGCTACACGTATTAAAATATCAAGTGATACACTCGCTGAAGGTGATGGTACAGGGGACTGTCCCGGTATAGGTACAGAAGTATTTAGTGTAGACTCTGGTAGTAAAACAAATTTAATATTTAGACTTAATACTTTAGGTCAGCAAGGTGTTAGCCCTAACTATAGTGCTAGCAGTAATGGACCGGGTGGTAATAACTACAGATGTAGCTACAATAGAGAGGTTGTACTACTACATGGTGGTGAAGGTTGGGTTACAGGTGACACAGCTACTGTAACAATGGAAGGTTTTAACTATACTATACGTGTAGAGGATCACGAAGCCACTAATGTTAATGCTACAGTTTCGTCTAATGGAGACGGTCTTGTAAGACCAGAACCTACACCTTTTGATGCTGATACAGCTGTAACTACTGATACTATTCTTGGTGGTATTATCGCTGAACTGCCTAGTGGTGTAACTGGTAAAGTTATAGGACCGGGTATATATTTATCTAGCACTAACCCATTTAGTGTAGAGGTTGTAGAAGAAGATTTAATGCGATGCTTTCAAGCTTCTGTAAACGATGTGCAAAATCTACCGAGTCAATGCAAACATGGATATATAGTCAAAATAGCTAATGCTAGAATGGCAGAAGAGGATGACTACTATCTAAGATTTGACGGAGAGAATAACAGGGATGGTACTGGTTCATGGTCAGAATGTGCAAAACCGGGCATAGATAAGTCCTTAACTAATATGCCGTTGGTTATACAACGTACAGCTACAACCACATTTACTGTTAAACAGTTTACATATCAAGATAGACGAGTAGGAGATAATTTAACTAATCCTCTACCTTCGTTTGTAGGTAAACGTATCAATAAAGTGCTATTCTTTCGGAATAGATTAGCTTTATTAGCAGGGGAAAATGTAATAACATCTAGACCGGGTACATTTGGTACTCCTGATTTCTTTGCTGAGTCAGCTCTTACTGTTGGAGCAGCAGATCCTATAGATATATCAGCTGCTTCTATATTTCCATCTGAACTATTTGATGGTATAGAAATTAATACAGGTCTAATCGTATTTAGCACTAATCAACAATTCTTACTTGCATCTGACGATACAGTACTTAATCCAGAAACAGCTAAACTACGTAGCATATCTACATATAACTATAATGAAACTATACCACCAATATCTCTAGGTACAACAATAGCCTACGTTGATAACTCTGGTAAGTTTAGCCGCTTTAATGAAATGGCTAATACTCAAAGAGAAGGTGAACCTAGTGTTGTTGAGGTGACTAAAGTTGTCCCTACTTTATTACCTAAAAATATTGATTTACTAACTAATTCAAGAGAGAACTCGCTTGTTCTACTAGGTAAAACAGACTCTGATATTGTTTATGGTTATAAATACTTTCAAGTCTCTGACCAAAGACAGCAAGCTGCATGGTTTAAGTGGAAGCTCAACAACCCATTACTGTATCATTTTATTATTAATGATGAGTACTTCTTTTTAGATACTGACAACTTTTTACAGTGTATTAAAATTGTACAGACTACATCAGATCCTAGTATAACTCAAGATGAAGTTGATTTCCTATTACACGTCGATAATTATACTACTATAAGTGGTGGAAGTTATAGTGCATCTACAAATCTTACAACCTTTAGCAGCGTCAGTTGGTTGCCAAGTGTAACAACACCTAATCATGATTTAGTAATTATTGATACAAATGCTAACGCTGCACGACTTGGAAGATATGCAAAGCCTACAAGTACAAGTACCACTAGCTTTACAGTACCGGGAAACTGGTCAAGTGCTACGCTTACTATAGGATATATTTATCCATACGAAGTTAAGTTTCCTACATTTTATTTGACTAAACAAGAAGGTAGTCGTACTAAATCAGATATTACTGCTTCCTTAGTTTTACACAGAATAAAATTACATTTTGGTAAAATAGGTCTATATGAAACTACACTTGAACGTATAGGTAAGAATGATTATACCGAAGTATACGAGTCAACTGAACTTGATGAGTATAATGCTTCTGATGCACCATATCTAGAAGAGTTTATTAAGACAATACCTGTATATGAAAAAAACACAAACGTAGACGTTACGTTAAAATCATCACATCCCGCACCAGCGACTTTACGTGCGTTGTCTTGGGAAGGTGATTACTCACCCAAATATTATAGACGTGGCTAAATACATACACCCAATTACACTGGAGGCTGCTACAGAGGTAGCCTCTAATCTCCGTCCAGATGACCGCAGAGAGGTCGAAGAAGGTCATGGGATAGATCCTATGCTTCTTCCTTCTCTGATGTCTTCAAACCCATCCTACGTGTAGGAGAAGATGGTAATATATGGATGCTTTGCACTCCTGATATTCACCGATACCCAATTACATTCGCAAGAGAAGCCAAACGGTATGTCGATAGCCGTACTGAGCCTCTCCTTTGGAATATAGTTGATATAAGAAACACTGTGCATTTAAAACTGCTAAGGTTTCTAGGCTTCAAGTTTTTACGTAAGTTAAAACACGGGCCAAACAATTTAACATTTATAGAATTTTGCCGTGTGCATGGATCTTAATGCGGACAAACGAGAAGCCGCAAGACAAGAAAAAGCTAATAAAGATGCTGCATTTGGTGCTGCTAAGACTGGATATTATGGTAAGGAAAACCAGTTAGAAATAGCACAAAACACCAATGTTATAGGATACACTAAAGATGTTAGTGACGCCTATGCTCAAGTAGTATCAACAATAGGTAAAGGTAGATCTGCAATAGAAGACGCTACCAAAGCTTTCTTAGCATCTCAAAAAGTGAATGAAGGAGGACGTTCTACAAAATTTGGACGCAATAAATACCTCACCTTATTACAGAAAACAAATGAAGTTGAAAGTGTTGTAGATACACTACTCGGAAGAAATATGGCATATGTACAAGAAGGAGCTAGACGTAAGTTTGCAGTGGCTAATTCTGAAGCAAGAGAAGCACTAGGCTTAGTTCCACAGTATGGTGCACCTGTTATGATGCCTCCAACAAACAGACTTGGTGGTGCGTTAAAAATTGGTACAGCAGTTCTAGGTACAGCAGCAAGTATATACTCTCTGGGAGGATTAGGTAATCTAACAAAAGGACCACTTAGCGGTTTACCCGGATTTTTAGGAGGTGGAACACCTTCTGACCGTAGATTAAAAAATAACATTAAAGAAGTTGGTATGTCACCTAAAGGTTATAAAATATATGAGTTTAGCTATAAAGGTGACAGTACACGCTACCGTGGAGTTATGGCTCAAGATGTTGCTAAGAAGAATCCAATGGCTGTAGGTATAGAAAATAACTACCTAACTGTAGATTATAGTCAAGTTGACGTTAACATGGAGGTCGTATGACATCATCATTCGGAACCGTAATCGGTACACCTAGGGATCAAATTCCTAAGTTACCGATTAGTAACTATGCTAACACTGCACCTGATCTTACAGCAAGTGCAGAAGAACGTAACGAAAAACATAAAGAAGATCTTAAAGATATGTTTGCTGCCGTTACTGATATAGAGAATTTAAGGCATAATAATCTTTGGGATAATATTGCT